ATCCGTGATGTTTCTACCATATTAAGCTCAGTGGATCTTTGTAACCTAATGATTAATCAGGATGCAGTAACCGGCGAACTGATAAATAAAATCATCACCTTTAATGAGGAATACTCTCTGGATCGCATTTCTCAGTATCTCAATACTGAGAGTGCCGTCATGGGTTTCTTCTCCGATGTTGCCGCTATAGCTGATGTAACGGAACTATGCGAGGAAATAGCCAACGAAGTATATCAGTTAAACGCAGACGATATCTGTTTGGTGCTAGGAACCAATCTAGACGACCTTCTTGAAGTCATTGAGAACGGGCTACAACTGCAGTATCCCACCCTCAACTTTGACTGTCCCGACAAGCTGAACTTTATCAATGACCCTACACTGACTAAAGCGATTCCCGAACTGTTCAGTACCATTTCAGAGTCTATCGAACTACACTTTATGAACTCTGCCGAAGCCATTAAGGAAATTCTCTTAGAGCCCGATCTGAAGAATGCTGATAATTCAGAGGTACTTCGACGACTGGATGCGGTTGCGGATATGGGCAGACAGACAGACGCTACAGGTAGCCTAGAGGGAGTTAACCAAACGGTCCTCAATGCCATCATGACTGCCATTGACACGTTGGCCACAGCTGCTGGAACACTGGAGGACGCATGTGACCCGCCGCCGTCTGAGCTATTGGGAGTCGACACTAGCCTGTTCCTCAATACCGGACAGACTATCGCCGAGACTATCCAAACCGCTATAAATAATCCGGAGTTTCTTAACTCATTATCTGACATCAACACGAAACTTAGCAGCATTAATAGCATTGGCTCCCCGGGCGGCATATCTGCCCCAATCATTCAGACATATGATTTTAATAGGGAGTTCCTCGGCGACTTCAGGACCTATATCGACGCATCCCAATACACCTATGACGACACCCCGCCGAACTATCCCTTTATCACCGAAAGAAACCTCAGCGCCATGCGAGTCCCGCCTCAATCGGAATCTGGTGAGATTTCAGTTCAGCTCGTGACAGAGTTTGCGGCTCCCCCGCAAGAAGGAGATTACTACTCAGAGTATATCAAATTTGATCTTCAGACACTAAAGATGCAGAGATCCGCCGAGGACCCCGATTACTTACGAATCCGCTATCCACGAGATGAATTTAATAACCCGCCATTTATTATAGATTTCCGCTCGACGGTTATTGACACACAATTCACCGACGCGCTGGGCTCCACTGATGCTGAATACCTCGACAACTTTGCGGACTACACCAGTGATCGTGGGGCTAACCCTTATGTGGATCAATTTGTTGATGCTTACCGAGCTGCAGCTGCAGAAAATGGGGAAGTGCTTTCAAACCCTGAAGTACTGGAGGTGGAGACGTTCCGTTTCCCTCAAGCCTACGCCGCGCTGGTAGATGGGATGTTTGATTATGTGCTAGAGAACGGCGTATTTACCGCAGCTAAGCTCCAGTCATTAAACTTCTTTCATCTCAATGAAAACTGCCCTCCTAACGAGGTAGCCGATCTTTTAGATATTAATGGTATCCTTACTGCCATGTCGGACGAATATCGCCAGCAGGCTTGTAATGCTGCTCCCGATGATCCTAGTCTTACAATGCGGGACAAAGTGAGAAACATAGTCAAATATGGATTATACCTCCTTTTTATTCAAATACATATCGCCGAGTTTATTCTCAAGAACATCTTTGTATTTTCAGCATTTACAATCGATAGCCTACTGCAAAACACGGACGGATTCTTATTTAAATATCTCAAGAACCAGGTAACTAAATCCCTGATGCACTTTCTGGATACGCCATCACTCCGAGGTAAGATGGTTAACGAGCTAGATAAAGGTAAGATAGAAGAAAATTTAATCGCCTATTTCAATGCCAAGATCTCTCGCGACAGCGTCCGGGAAGCTGGAGGGATTAGATATAAAAAAGCGCCTCAAGAAATAGCTTTCCCTACGGGGACCATCTTTACTCTGGATGAAGAGGCGATAGCGGAGGGCGGACCTTCGACAGCACCTCTTAAAGGATTTGATGATATAATCGAATATCTAGTCTTCGAGCGTCTCTACTCATCACGTTACCCTCTCAATAATACTATCCGCCGCGCGCTTAAAGACAATACTGTGCTACCGATGAACCTAGCACTGCTCTCCACCTACCCAGTGCTGGAAATCTCCAACGAGATTGCACCGACCATTGCGGAGGTGACAGCTGCAGCTAGCGTAATATTCGCTCAACAGCCTACAGTCTTTGTTATCAAACAGATTAAGCCAGTGACGCGTCGGATTAGTTATTCGCTTTGGTTTTATGATGCCGGCGAAGAGGGCGAAGATCCACCGGAAGTATTGTCCCCCTATGACTTCGATGAGGTCGAAGAGATTGCGGAGTTACTTACAGACACTGATAATGACGGAATCCCTGATCTAGTGGATGCTGATGTAGATGGAGACGGTATTCTAGACAACACCGCCGGCGCCCAGGCCGTACCTTTGATTCTTGAGATGTATATAAGCACTATTCTTAATCCCAATGCGGTCGGCGAGGGTGACCCTCAGACTACGTTCCTCCCACCCACTTCACCGTTCCCTGGAGACGACGGCTCGGCCGCCTTCCAAGATTCTTTAGGGATTGACCCTGGTCGCATTGCTCAAGTACAGCAACTTGCCCAAGACACCACTTTGCAGGAAACCCTCAATGACGAGACTCTGATAGACCCCGGGGCGTCTAGCATAAGGATCGACCCCCAAATGGCTGGCTCCTATGTTTATAACACTCCCGGTGGAGATGATATGATAGAAGACACGTTAGTTGATATCGATACCTCCATTGCTGGGTTGCGAGATCTAGGGTTTGATATCCCCGGAATGTTGAACCTTGTGGATCTTAAAGAGATCGGCGCTGACCCACAAGGCGCTATAGATCTCCTGTTGAACTTGGACGCAACAGACGGAAACTTTGGCAATGACCCCAACTTCATGGACGAGGATCCCGCGATGGATGAACCGTCCGGAGAGTCTTCCTCCGGCGAAGATAGCGAGGATGGTGAGGATGACTCCCTCACTCAGACGTACACCAACCTCGACACCGGACTCACTGCAATTGAACTAACGGAAGAAGGGGAGGAGTACTTCGATGACGAGGAGGACGATATTTGGGCCGGGCCATTTGGAGTCTGGGACCAGCAAGGCAACGAAAGGGTCTCTTCATCCGGACAGCAGCAGATTGACACTGAACTATTTGGACCGGCATCAATAGCCCCTCAGGCAGCAATGTCCACCGGGGATACACCGAGTGAATCATCCACTCCCTTCTCGGGAATATCGAGCAGCAACCTCACCGCGCAGGGATTCACGGTCCTCCAAGGACTTGCAGCCGGACTTAGTGACGCCCTCAACAACATTCAAAGCCAGGAGTAGAAAAAATGGCAAGCACTAGATACCAGCATTTATTACGAGCATCCCAAATAGACCAAGCAATAAACGACCCCAACTCACTCTCCCCATCCACATCGGGAACAAGTCCTATACAGACAGCAAGTAATTTTGTTTACGACTCAGATGGACGCCTGGGCACCACGAACACGGACGCATGGAGAACTTTATCGCCTGCCACTGTTCATGGAAACCTTAAGGAGCGACATACGGCCGACCGGGAATCTTGGTATTCTTATCTAGCTTTAGGAAACGAGCTGATAGCCACGGCACGTAGTCTTAATAATATCAATCCCTATCCGCTACCTCCCCTCTCGTGGGGAGACTCATATGCGCAATATCTTAATAGCCGCAAGACTCTTTTGGAAATGATCACTATCGAACTAGACCGGCTGAGAGAAGAAATGACTCCTCTCGCTCGCCCCGTTTTTGACTCTATTTTGCTGTCCGGCGGCGGCACCCGCTTCCAGGTCGAGTCTAATATCTATATTGATAATAGTAGCGTATTTGAAGGAATGCGCAGACGAACTCCTCGCCCCATCCCAGATTTGTTTGTTTTTAACATCACCGACGCATATGCAGCCATAAATGACCTCACACCTTACGGCCCGGACGGGATTTATGTAGCGCTGCGTATTGTTATCCGCCTTTATGCATTGCATAACATTTTGTTTGATTCGAACCTTGCTCCCACCTCATCGACTTTCGGGGATGTGAACTGTGACCTTAGGGTTATTCCTGGCATTCTAGGCAACATTGACGCAGGGCTTAATGTTTTCAGAGAGGCTCTTAATGATTATCCCGATGAAGTCCAGCGCCTCCTAGACGAGGGTTCCGAAGCCCAGCAGGAAGAACTAGAAGAGCTCTTAGGGACTGTAGCCGCCGACTTTACTTTTGTAGACTCCCTGACAACGGGCGAGATTAATGCCATCTCCCAACAGCAGAGCTATAGACAATATTTTGCGACCACATTCAACGAGGAGCTGATCACTGCATTGCCTCTTATCCAAAACCTGTACCTAACGGAAAAATACTTTAGTGGTATCTCGACCGCGATGGTGCCGCCAAAGCGCGCTACCTTAGCAGTGCTGATCAACACTATCAATAATGACGAAAAGTTCCAGATGAACCCCGATTTAAGGCGGCCGGCAGCCGAGGCAACTATTAAGCAGGCAACGGGCAACTTCGATGTTGATGCACGAGAGTTCATCCTGAAGATGCTCATTCAGACTCCTATTAGTATTTTGAAAGGACTTGTAGAACTGATCGACCCTCATGTAGCAATCACCAAGATTATTAAGATTGGATCCGCCACTGCATTCAACGAAGGAATTGAATACCTTAACCCCGTCGCCCAGCAAATAAGCAGTCAACTCACCCAAGCCGGAATCCCCAATAGTATTACAGGTCAGCGCCTTATGGAAGTGGTTCTGTGTCTAATCGAGGCAGGATTTGAGACTACCCAAGACCTCATCGAGGCTTTGCTCCCGCCTGATGCACCTGAGGTTCCGGGCGATTTATTACCGTCTGTATCGCTCGATGGTATTGACTACACGGGGACAATCCCCGGTATGTTCATGATTCCACCGAGCCCAATTGGGCTACTTTATTTGCTTCTAGAACTAGTTATGAATGCGATAGGGGAAACTGAAAATGTTTCAGGTGCCGACACCCGCACCGAAGAATGTTAAAAGAGGGAGTGAGATGAGCTCAGGACTATCAGTCAAGTTGCCACTAGAAGTCAGTGAGACTTTTGGACCCTATGGGTTGAATCATAGCTATATAGAAATGGCGGCGCAAAACCTCAAGATGCTCATTCTAACAAGCCCCGGGGAGCGAATGATGGATCCGGGCTTTGGAGTGGGACTCAAGTCTTATGCTTTTGAGTTAAATAGCGCGAATACGTACATGGATATTACTACGGCCATTCTGCAGCAAGTGGACAAATATCTAAGCTATATAAAAATCGAGGACGTTAGGTTTAGCACACCGGAGGATAACCCAGATCTCTTTCCTCACGATCTTAATGTGAGTGTACTATTTAGCATAGTATCCCTTAACCAATCTTCAGTCCTGGAAATACAAGTTAATCGACCTATTTAATGAGATTTAATAATGACAAAAAAGCAGCAACCTATTAACTACACTAGCCGCGATTTCGATTCCATTCGTAAGGACCTCGAAGACTACGCTCGCAGGTATTATTCGGATACCTACAAAGATTTCAGTGAAGCTTCATTTGGCTCCTTAATGCTCGACACAGTAGCTTATGTTGGAGACATCCTCTCTTTTTATCTGGACTACCAGACTAACGAAAGCTTTCTAGACAGCGCTATCGAATACAATAACGTAGTGCGTCTGGCTAAACAAATGGGGTTTAAACTTAACACGAGCCCTTCTTCCTACGGAGTCCTCTCTTTCTATATTCAGATTCCAGCACAAGCAACTGCTGTAGGTCCGGACCTCGCCTACGCCCCAGTACTGCGCGCGGGATCAACTTTTTCTTCTACCGGTGGCGGACAGTATACCCTACTGGAAGATGTTGATTTTGCAACCCCTACCAACCAGATTGTTGTGGGTACTGTCAACACCTCAACTGGCGCGCCGACTAACTATGTTATCAGAGCCCAAGGTCGTGCTGTTTCCGGACGATCTGCCTTCCACGAGGTGGAAGTGGGAGACTTCCAGCGCTTCCGTCGAGTTGATCTTGGCGTACGCAACGTCGCTGAAGTCCTGTCGGTTGTAGATCTAGAGGGACATCAATATGTGGAGGTAGATCACCTGTCACAGAATATTATCTTTCAGGCAATCAAGAACTCCAACTCTGCCACTAACACTACTGTGCGCAATGTACTGAAAGCTGTGCCTGTCGCCCGCCGCTTCACGGTGGAGCACGACGGAGACAATACTTACCTACAGTTCGGATATGGATCAGATTCAGAATTGTTGGGCACTTCGGTTGCTGATCCATCTAATGTCGTTCTTAATATGAACGGACGTACCTACATCACGGACCCGGATTTTGATCCAACGAAACTTATCAGTACTGATAAGTTTGGTATCGGACCTTCGAATACCTCGTTACGCATTGGATACCGGGTTAACACAGTTAATGACGTCAATGCTGGAGTAAATACCATCACCCGCATCGATAATCCACTTATTCGATTCACTTCACAGGGATCTCTCTCGCAGGCGCAACGTAATAGTGTTATCAACTCTTTGGAGGTTTTAAATGAGGAGCCTTTTGTGGGGGACGTTTCTCTCCCTACTTCCGAAGAAATCAAACAAAGAGTGATGGGCTATTATGCCACCCAGAACCGCGCAGTAACTGCGCAAGATTATCAGTCGATTTCCTACGGCATGCCTGGCAAGTTTGGGGCAGTAAAGCGCGCCTCCGTAGTAAGAGACTTTGACGAGTTCAAGAGAAATATTAATATTTACATTATTTCCGAGGATACCAGTGGGAAACTCTTGGCTCCCAACCAGACGCTGAAAAATAATTTAAGGACTTGGCTTCTGCAGTATAAGATGATAAACGATACGGTAGATATTCTTGATGCAACTATCGCCAACTTCGGTATTAACTTCATGGCAGTCGTAGACCCCAACACAAATAGATTTACAGCCTTAAATCGAGCCACAGTTGCTCTACAGAGGTATCTCGTGGAGAACCAGTATGAGATCGGTGAATCCATCCAAATAACGGATTTTTATAAAGTACTGCAGAAGGTACCAGGCATTGTAGACGTAGAGGATCTAGAGATTGTTCCGAAAACCGGAGCACAGTACTCGGACTTGAGCTACGACTTTGTTGAAAACCTCTCTCCTAACGGACAGAGAATCGAAGCAGCTAATAACGTTGTTTTTGAACTTAAGTATCCTAATGTCGACATTAAAGGATCTGTAAGATAATGGCTATTTTTAGATATACAGCAAGTGCGGATACAACCATTACTAATGCGTTTGAGGCTAATCTCGTCACTCGTGGCACCGGCTCGAATATGGGATATGCCGACGCGCTCGAAGTATTTTCGATTTATGGACAGGAGTCTGGGTCCAACGGACAATCTCAGGAACTGTCTCGCATCTTGATTCAATTTCCTATCGATGCGGTTAAAGCTGATCGTACAAGTGGTAAACTTCCAGCCTCGGGTAGTGTATCGTTCTATCTAAAGATGTTTAATGCGCGGACCCCCTTCACCCTGCCGCAGGATTTTAATCTTGTGGTAGCACCGGTGTCTCGCTCCTGGACCGAAGGTACAGGGCTCGATATGGACAACTATCAGGACTTAGGTGTCTCCAACTGGGGTTCTGCTAGTGCCACGGCCGGATGGACGCGGGTAGGAGGGGACTACTATACCGCATCGAACCTCATAAATAACGTCCACTTCCCCCTGGGCTATGAAGATCTGGAGACAGATATATCTCATCTAGTGGAAGAATGGATTACTTATTTGGATACGGCTCCCAGGTCGGGGGTTATTAAGAACTACGGTGTAGGGGTCCATTTGACAGCCAGCCAAGAAGCTTATTTCTCATCGTCAGCAGGAG